CAGGATTTCGTCCTGGGGCGGTCACTCATCCAGGCCCGGTCTTTCGACCTTATCTTTGGATGAGGTTTCGGGAGTCCGGACACCGGATCAAACCACCGGCCGTCCGGGTTGGGCCCCAGATCCTATGCCCCTTTGCGGCGGAGTCCGACTCCTATGCAATGGGCCGTAGGTAAGGACGCCACCATCCATCATAATATCATGAATAAATCATCATTATTCCTGACATTACGACGAACAGTGGTGTCAGAAGTCTTTGGGCGGTCTTGGGTGAAGGGTTATACCTTCATCCTAGGGGCCCTTAGTACTCCTTTGGGCTATCTCGAGGCCGTTCCTACCTTCTTCCGTCGTGTGGATCATATCCACACCACGAGAGGTAAGAAAGGTCTCGGGATGTACCTCAAGGAATCTCAACGATGCCTTCTGAAGTACTTGGCCGGGGACGCCCTCCAGGCGTCTACGGTCAAGCTTCGGAAGGGCCTACCATTACTCCTTCCAGGGGTTATTCGGAAGGGGATAATGGGCGGCAGCATCGTTGCGATTCGGGTCGCTCTAACATTATTAGGGTTTGTTAGGGTGATTCACCACCAAGGACCGATTAAATTTCATACGGTCACCACTCCGTCCGACTGGAGGGAACCCTCCCCCCGGCGGATGAAGTGAATGATCGATGATATTTATGAAATCCTTGGGGATCTTGGGGTGGGGCAGTACCGAGCCCCATCGGGCCCCCTGCCACTTCATAGAAGTAACAGGATGGGTCCGAATGGGCATTCGGTATTTGCCTCCCATTGGGATGCTCTCGCTCTAAGGGAGAGCGGGCTCTGGCAGACTTTCGTCGTCTTGGCAGAGGCCCTGGGATCTTCCCCCTTGATCCGTAAAGTGAATATCCTGTCCCAGTTAACAGAGTCCTGGTTGGAGGGTAGACTCTCTCTTACGTGGTCTCTTCCTGAGCATCATCCCGTATTGGGACGGTTTGGTGTTAAGGACGAGTACTGCGGTAAGAAGAGGCTATTCGCCATCAGTGACTACTGGACCCAGTCCGTCTGTAAGCCTCTTCACGACTTCCTTATGGATAGTCTGCGGAGAGTGCCTATGGACGGATCCTGGGATCAGTCACGGGCTGCGGACCTGGTACGGGAGGCGACGTCTAGAGGGACGAAGATATATAGCTTCGATCTCTCGGCGGCGACCGACCGTTTCCCGGTTCGCTTTACCGAGCTGGTACTGGGACCCCTAATAGGGCCAGATGCGGCTTCTGCTTGGGTAACCCTCCTTACCGAGCGGCCGTATCATTACAAGGGAGTAGAATACCGCTACATGGCCGGTCAACCGATGGGCACACTATCATCATGGGCAGCATTCGCGCTGTCACATCATGTAGTGGTCCAATTGGCTGCCCGGTTGGCGGGGCATGAGGGATTATTCAAGGACTACGCCCTCCTAGGGGATGACATTGTCATCTTCGATGAGGACGTAGCGATTGAATATCGAGACTTCATGGACTGGTTACATGTTGAGATCAACATGGACAAGTCGGTGGTAGGGATCGGAATAGCAGAGTTTGCTAAACGAATCTTCTACCAGGGACATGAAGTCTCGGGGGTTCCAGCCCGGCTCCTCCGTCTCGCGCTGTTGTTCCCATCAGGACTCCGAGTCCTGGTGGAGACATTAGTTCGAAGACGTTGGGAGTTGACGGTGGAATCAATCCTTGGTGCCTTGTCCCTGGAAACCGATATATATCGATTTCCGAGGTTGTGGCGTCTACTCCTTGTCTCCCTTATTGGCCCTGGAGCTCCGTTGTCACGGCCAGCGCTGTGGGGCGGAGCCTGGAGGTCAGGATGGGAGGACCTTATTAGGTTTCTCTTTACTGATCCTGCAGGCTTGATCCGGCGACCACCGCTGCAACCTGATTCAAGTGACTACCCCGTAGTCACTTGGATTGACTGGAGCGGCCTGGGGCTCGAACGCTGCTTCGAAATCAGAAGGATTCGAAGGGCGAGAGAGTCTTGGGTACGGTGGCGTGAGTCCTTGGAGACCACACTCGATTCACTGGCCCTTGGGTGGATCGTGTCTGGTCAACAGGACCGGCTGATTCCGTCGTCGGTTAGGGACATAGACCTTAGGATGGGTCGTGCCCTAATCGAGGCGGGTCATCCCGCAGTTTCCATGATAGACCAACCGCTTACCGAGGGGGTGAGCGACTGGGATATCACGGATCTGTCACGCCCCGTGTTGCCGTCGGACAGACCTGTAGCAGCAGTAGTCGGCATAGCCCCTTCCGGGGAACTATCCAAACTGACTCGAGCGTCGGGTGACACTCAGTTCGGGATGGATGTCCTCCGGTCGATGGCTACTGTCGTACCGCTGCTGTCGGAGTGGAGGGAACCAGGCGCCTTTGAGGCCATCGCTGATGGGCTCCTACTGGAGGTAGCCCAAGACGGCGAGGCTGTAAGGATTCCTGGTTTTGTCCCGTCCACTCCAGACAGGCCGGTTCGCCGGCGGCTGAAGGAGAGACGGCGGGGCAGACCAACAAGGAATCCTTCACAGGGAAGGACCCTGAATGATCCCACAACCCACCGAGCTTAGCTCGGTCATAACCGCCCCGGTGTTCGTACCGGTTGGGTTATGGCATACCTAATAAGGTGGGTTACCCCTACCCGTGGCGAAATATCGATGTGACCCGAGGCAAGTGCCTCTATTCGGGTGTTGCTGTGCGCCCCTACCTGCTTGATGGCAAGGTAGTGGCTTACCAGAGCAGTGTATGCTCACAGTAATATTCGCGTATGCAACTACTTAGGGTTACATCGAGGGGCCGCCGCG